AGATCCTTTTGATCTATCTGAAGGTCGCCACCGACACCCCTTCATATTCATTTGTTCCGCTAGGCTAGGACCAGTGTCCCCTCTATTGTGCCATAGTGAGCTATCAAGTACTCCGTATCGTATTGTGCCGTCATCTCGTTCTGCATCTAAGATCATATCAGCTAAATCTGTTGCTGTAATTTTAGAGCAATACAATTCTCTGTATATTACTAAAGACTCATCTGGTGCTACAGCTAACCACACAACCCCTGTGTGACTTCCGTAGCCGTAGTCGCAAGCTCTAAACTTAGTCCAGTTCGTTGGTATCTTGTAGGGGTCAACTACGTGTATCTTTCTATTAAACTCAGGGAAAGCAGCACCTTCATTTACATCCCAATTACCTTCAAGTAATTGTTTTCTTGAATGCTCAGGTAAAGAAAGAAGCATTGCTTCGTAGTCGCCACTCTCAGCCAAGTAAGGATTATCAAACAAACTCGCAGGAATAAACCTACGTTTAAATAGAGGTTGTCCTTCTTTTGTGTGTCCTTTAGGAAATCGTATTTCTTCTCCGGTTTCTATATTTGTAGCCCAGAAAGGCTCCCGCAAAGGAGAAGGGTCAATAAACATTTTCTTAACCCATTGATGTCCAAGACCTCCTGGGTTTGTAGTAGCCCTCATATACAAACCTAACTCTGTAGAGAAGGCACTACGTAAACGAGATCTCATATAGTCCCAAGCGTAAGGGGAGCTCCACTGTGTTAATTCGTCAAAGCCGATCCAATTAAATGCCTGACCTTGATAACGTGTAACATCCATATCTTTGTCGAGGTACGACATCCAAAGTCTGCCTCCTCTAGGAGAGGTCCACTGGCTTTTCCTTTCGGACCACTTGATACCTGGTATTGCACGAGGGTATAGTTCTTGGCTTTTTTGAATAAGTTCACGTAGTTCCTCTGTCGTGTGTCGGACTAGTAGTCCACTAAAGTTGGGACTGTTTAATCCGTGTAACGGATCTGCTAACATTGCGTAAGACTTACCGCCACCTGCAGCACCACCATATAAAACTTCTCGTTCCGATGATGATAAGAATTCTGTCTGTGGCCCGGCATTAGGCTGGAAGACTATGTCTTGTGCAACTTCTGTATCAAACGGAGCAGCCATAGGAACTGCGGGAACCGACTTACTTTGTGTCGGGCTTTCTACGGGAGTAGGCTCCAACACATCCTTCTTCAAGCTTTTCGATCTCTTGTAGCGTTTCTTGGAGGCGTTGGGCAAGTCGCTTTTTAATCGTAGCTGCTTTCTTACGTTTTCGCTCAATCTGTATTCTCTTTTTTAAACCCATGTGGGAGATTGTTCTCCCTGTTTGTCTTGTTAACCATTGGGCTACATCTCTGTAACTGTACTGTTTTAAATGTGTCTTAGCAAGTTCTAAAGCATTTAATTCGTGCTCTACAGGTTCTAATAGTCTTTCGTTATCAGAATTAACTTTATAACCAAAAGGAACATGAATTAGGGATACTCTTGCTATTGTATGCCAATCTCGCTCTGCTCCTCTGGGGGGTTTAGGTAAAACCCAATAGGTAAGGTCATCGTTTTTTATTCGTTCTTGCCTTCTTTAGCTGGCAATATAAATACGCCTCCTCCAGAAGAATTTAAGTCAACCCGTTCTACCTTACCAAAGCCACCTCTATCTAATAGATCTTTAGCGGCTGCCATCTTGTCCCGTATGCCCAACTCAGTTGGATCATCCAGTGCCATAGCCATAGCTATTGCAGCTTTAGGAGCAATTTGTGCAAGGTAGTCTGTGGTCGCACTCATTATTTCTTCTTTCAAGGACTCTCTTACAGATCTAGTTGGGGTATTTTCACTATACCCAGCTAGTTTTTTTGCTAGAGTATGATTACCCCCTGCCTCATCAAACAACACTTCTAAAAATTTAGTTTGATTATCTGTTAGCTGTCTAGCCATAATTAATCCTTATTCTTTTTCTTGCCAACCATATACTTAGGAACGCTTAGATCTTTCTTTTGCTGTCTTCGTAAGATCTTTAAAGTGAACCACGGCTTTAGAACCTTTAGTATGGGTTTTACCAGAGTGTACGGAACCATCAGGCATTTTATGAGTACCCCCATTATGTTTTCTCCCATCTTTAAAATAGTGTTGTACGCCTTTTGCCATATTATTTTTTCTTTCTCGTTTTCTTTACCATACCGCCTTTATTCATATAACCCATTTTATTACGTACCGCTGTAGGTAGTTTCTTTAGTCCTGCTTGTTTAGGTGAAGGTTTTTTTAGAGCCATATTTTTATCCTCTATTTCTTAGCTTTTCTATTTGGTGGATTAGATGCGCCAGCTTTAGCCATGCCACCTTTTTTGTAGCCCATAGTTTTTTTAGCCATGCCACCGCCCATGTAACCCATAGACTTCGTAGCCATTCCGCCACCCATCATCTTCATAGGTTTTTTAGCCATACCGCCACCCATGTATCCCATAGCTTTTTTATCTTTTTTCTTCATGCCCATCATTGTGTTAAGCCTTTCCTGCTTTTTTGTTTCTTGGAAACGATCTGTTTTTAGATGCCTTTTGCACCCGTAGGTTACTTTTTCTGTTATCTAATGGATTGCCATTCCTATGGTCTACATCTTTGCCATCGCCTTTTTTAACTAGGCCTGCCTTTGTAGCCATACGTCTAGCCTTATTACGGGCAACACGTTTAGCTATTTGCTCTGGTTTGCTTTTATAGTTAGCATTTTCTTTTTTATAATTGCGTGGAGCCATTTTAAGTATCTACCTTTGTATTAGCTTCGCCCCAATAAACACATCTTTTGTCTGTAATTACTAACTCAGGGTATTTTTTCTCTAAAAAAGGTATACCAACTTGTTTCATCCCCATATAACACGCTATTTCAGTTTCAAATATAGGACCACCATAAGTAGCACACTCAAAAGTAACCATAGAGCATAAAAGGACTAAAGGACTAAACATTTTACCATTTTATTTTATTTCCTTTTGGATTTAGCTCCAGAACACTTCCATCGCTTCCGGGATAAGTTATTAGGAGTATTAGGATCATTTTGTTTCTTTTTAGAAAGCCCTTGTTTTATTCCTAGGCTTCTTGCACAGTAACTGTCCCCTTTAGATGTCCCTACACGAACTCTTGGACCACCGCCCTTAGCATTTCCTGCTTGCCCATAGCTAACCTTTCTGCCTGACGAGGTTACCTTAACCCTTGCCTTGCCTTTTCTAGGGGTTGCCATGATTACCTTCGTGGCATCATAGGCATATAGTACATTGGATCTTCTGGTGGCGTCAAGTTATCTATTACTTCTTTTTGCATACCGTTATTACCACGTAAATCTTTGTTACCAAAGCGTTCTGCAGTATTATCTGACTTTTCATGGTGTCCACTGCCTACACAACGGAAGTCTTTCATATTTTTTGTAGAATAAAACATATTAATTTCCTGCCAAGGGGTTTAATAGAGCTTTTTTAATCTTATTGTCTAAATTTAACTCTAAGGTTTCTATTTTAGTGTCTAATCTGTCTATTTTAGCGTCCATACGGATCTCAAAAGCGTTAATAACACCCCTTACGTCCTTTATGTTCTGCCGATTACGTTGTTCTTGCTCTGCCATGTCTTTTTCGACTTGAGATAACGTACTTTTTACGTCTAAACTTTGAGAATCTATAGATGTTTCAACATCATCTATGTCTAATTCAATGCGATCTTCTTGTTGATCCATTGATGTTTTGATAGAATCTAGTTTATCGTCTACTCTAAGCTCAACATTATCCATTAAACCTTCTACAGTAGAGACATCTTCCTTTAATCGCTGTCTTTGCTCTTCTATTACGTTTTCAAGAGACAAAAGGTCGTCTTTCATACGTTGTTCTTGCTTATCCATAGTTGATTCTATGCCAGTCAAGTCTTCTCGAAGCTCAATCTTAGCATCGTGTACACTAGCTGATACACTAGCCACAGATGCTTTAATTGAATTTACTTGTTCGCTAATTATCTCATTAACTAAGCGGTCAGCTTCTTTAAGGTTGGTAAACTGTTCGCTAATAATTGCTAGTTCACCCTCAACCATAACCATATGGTTTGTAATAAACGACAGATCAGGGGATACAAAGTTAGCTATCTTCTTTTCCATAGATAAATATCTTTGGTAAGCTTCAAAACCACCCCATAGTCCCCCAATAATCGTACCGACTAAAGGTATTATGAGTAGGAGCTTTGACCCCCCTACCTTTATTCCCTTATACTCGACTTCTGCCATGTTATCTCTTCTTTGCTGTTTTAGCTGACTTACGAAAGGCTGCGGCAGTAGGTGCGCCTTTGCTACCTACCTTCCGCATTTTCTCGTCAGAACCAGCTTTTATACGTTTGCGTTTAGCGTTTATATTTGCATATAGACCAGGTTTCTTTGCCATGTTAATTTACCTTTTTTATTTAAATTAATCTGTGTAGCTAATCCCTGGTGTACGAGTTATGTTGATAGCTTTCAAGTGTATTGCAGAATCTGCGTTGACACTTAAGATACTTAGATAAGGAACTACCACATCACCATCATCAAAAGTAAATGCTTTTGTTGTACTTGGTGCAGCTAAAGTACCTGCACTCATAACAGCAGCACCAATGTGCGAGAATGTTACAACACCAGCAG